CGCGCGGCGACCTGCAGCACGGCCGGCGTGGCCGCGCTCTATGCGGGCGGCGGCACGGCGGTGAACGACAAGATCGCGCTCGGCCGCGACCGGGTGAAGATCGTTCTGGCGCAGGCCGGGGCGAGCAAGTCCGGCAGCTTCATCATCACGGTCTCCGAATGATGGAGGTCTGGTACGTCATGGAAGACGGCTCCTGCGGTGACCCGCAGGAGTGTTCCCCCGATGCCGATGGCGTGCTGCGCCACAAGGACGGGCGGGCGGTGGCCTATCGCCCGACTGGGCCTGTCGCGCGCGCGGTCAACCCGGAGGATCACCGCATGAAACCCGAGTCGCCGAAGCGGTACAAGACGCGGGTGATGAAGGCGAAATGAGCGTTTTTTCGCGCATCGCCGGAATGTTCCGGGCAAAGACGGCCGAGGGGGCATGGGCCCCCGGCCCCTATGCCCTGGATGACGGATGGCTGCCCGCCGGCACCGGCTGGAACTTCTGGCAGATGGGTGAGAACGTGCGGCCGTATTCGACGACCTCGGCGATGGTCGAGGCCTGCGTCTCGGCCTATTCGCAGACGGCGGCGATGTGCCCGGGCGACCACTGGCGACTGCGCGAGGACGGCGGGCGCGACCGTGTGAAGACCTCGGCGCTGGCCCGGATCCTGCGCAAGCCGAACGAATACCAGTCGATCAGCGACTTCATGCTGAACCTGACGCGGTCCCTCTATTGCGACGGCAACGCCTATGCGCTGGCGCTGCGCAATGACCGCAACGAGATTTCCGAGCTGCACCTGATGAGCCCGCGGCAATGCTTCGCGCGGGTCGCCGAGGACGGTTCGATCTTCTACAACCTTGGCGGCAACGAGATCGTCGAGAACCGGCTCGGGACGATGATCGTCCCGTCTCGGGACGTGCTGCATGTGCGCTTGCACACGCCGCGGCACCCGTTGCGCGGCGAATCCCCGATCCTGGCGGCGGCCATGGATATAGCGGCGGGCAATGCCGCGCTGCAGCAGCAGGTCGCATTCTTCGCCAACCAGGCACGGCCGTCGATCATGCTCTCGACGGATCAGGTTCTGACGCGCGATCAGACCATTGAACTGCGCCAGCGTTGGAACGATCAGACCCGCGGCACGGGCGCCGGCGGGACGCCGATCCTGACTGCCGGATTGAAACCGATGGTGGTTTCGTCGACGGCGCAGGACGCGCAGATGGCCGAGATGCTGAAGATGACGGACCAGAACGTCGCGCTTGCGTTCCGGGTGCCGCTGCAGGTTCTCGGCGTCGGCGGAACGCCCTTCGCCTCGACCGAAATGCTGATGCAGTCATGGATCGCCTCGGGCCTCGGCTTCGCGCTGAACCATATCGAGGAAGCGTTCGGCCAGTTGTTCCGGCTCGGTGGCGTGCCGGACGAATATGTCGAGTTCTCGACGAAGGCGCTTCTGCGGTCGGCCTACAAGGACCGGATCGAGGCGCTGGCGCGCGGGGTTCAGGGCGGCATCTACAGCCCAGACGAGGCGCGCAACGAGGAGGAACTGCCGCGGGTGCCGGGGGGCCACGGCAAGGAGCCGCGCGTCCAGCAGCAGGTCGTTCCACTGAGCTGGACGGAGCCGGAGCCTGTCAAGGCGCTGCCGCCCCCCGAAGTTGATGACGAGGACCCCGTCGATGCAGAACGGAACACAGCAGCCGAGATCCTCAAGCGCATCGAACATGCCGCAACTCTACACTGATGCATTCGAGGCTGCCTGTGGCCGCATCCTGGCCGCGACGCGCCGCGACTTCGAGTTGCAGGTGGCAAAGGCGGACGCGCTGATCGCGCAGCTTTCGGCGCGGTTGCTGGAGACGGAGGCCCGCTGCACCGCACTCGAGGCCTCGCTCAAGGCGGCGGTCGACGAACGGCTTGCCTCGGTAAAGGACGGCGCGGATTGCGACATGGACGCGGTGATGCGCCGCGTCGACGAGGCGCTGGCCGCCATTCCGGCGCCGAAGGACGGCGAGAGCGTCGATCCGGATGAAGTTCGGGCGATGGTGGCGGATGCGGTTGCCGCGCTGCCACCGGCGGAACCGGGCAAGGACGCGGACCCGGCGGAAGTCGAGCGCATGGTCGGCGAGGCCGTGGCTGCGGCTGTATCGGCCCTGCCGGCGCCTGAGCCGGGCAAGGACGCCGATCCCGAGGAAATGCGGGCGGCAGTGGACGAAGCGGTCACTGCGGCTGTAGGGGCGCTCCCTGCGCCGGAAAACGGCAAGGACGCGGATCCCGATGTGATCGCGCGGATGATCCGCGAGGCACTGCCCGACCGCGACGAACTGCGCGGGCCGCCGGGCCGCCTGCCGATCGTCAAGGCATGGGTGGATGTCGTGCATTACGAAGGCGACGTCGTCACGCACGAGGGCGCGACGTGGCAGGCGTTGAAAGACACCGGCCGCGCACCCGGCGGGGATGACTGGGCGTGCCTTGCCGGTCGTGGGGCGCAGGGCGAGCCGGGCCGCAGCATGGTGCATCGCGGGACATACAGCGCCGATGGCGAATACATGGCGCTCGACGTCGTGGCGATGAACGGGTCGAGCTTCGTCGCGAAGATCGACGATCCGGGGGCGTGCCCTGGCGACGGATGGCAACTGGTCGCCTCGCGTGGTGGCAAGGGCGATGCCGTCAAGGGGGCGAAGGGCGATCCCGGCCCGGCGCCGGTTGCAATCAACCTGTCCGACGATGGCGTCCTGACGCTGACAATGGCTGACGGCGCGGAACTGGCCGCGGACTTCTATCCGATCCTGAGGGCGCTGAAATGACACTGCGCCGGATCGAGGCGGCGGATGCGATCGTCTCTCTGGAAGAGGCGAAGCTGCATCTGAGGGTCGAGCATGACGCCGACGACGCGCTGATCGCATCGCTGGTCGCGGCGGCAACGGCGCGGGCGGAACGCTACACCGGCATGGCGTTCGGGGAACAGACTTGGGAGCAGGTGCTGGACACATTCCCCGCGGCGGCAATCGACCTGGGCCTAGGGCCGGTGGTTTCGGTGGGGTTCGTTCGCTTCATCGACAGCGCCGGCGACGAGCAGGACGTTGATTCAGCCGAATACGAGATCGACACGGTATCCCGCGACGGGTGGGTTGTGCCGTCGTCGGACTGGCCTACGCCAATGGACACGATCAACGCGGTGCGGGTTCGGTTCGTGGTCGGAACCACGCCACCCGCCGACGTTCGGGCGGCCGTCCTTCTGATGGTCGGCCATTGGTACGCAAACCGCGAGGCTGCCGGGCCCGCGATGCAGGCAATCCCGATCGGCGCCGAGGCGCTTCTGGATCTTCACCGGCGAATGTTCGTTTAAAGGAGACACCAATGGCTGCCGGAACCTTCACGCTCTACGACAGCGTCGCCGAACTGATCGCCGACGGGACCATCGACCTCGACAACGATACCTTCAAGATCACGCTGCACGCGGCGTCCTACACGCCGGCGGCGGGGCATGACGAGTATGCCGACCTGACCAACGAGCTCGCCACCGCGAACGGCTATACCAACGGCGGCGCGACGCTCGCCAACGTGACCTGGTCGCAGACCGGGGGCGTGGCGACGTTCGACAGCGATGCGCAGGTCTGGACCGCGTCCGGCGGGCCGATCACCGCGCGGCGAGCGGTGATCCGCGATACCACCGCGACGAACGAGAAGCTGATCGGGCATTTCCTGCTCGACAGCGCGCCGGCCGACGTCACCGCAACGGACGGCAACACCTTCACCGTCGGGCCGGATGCCTTGAACGGGTGGTTCCAGCTGACCGTCAACCCGTAACCGTCCGATGCTGCTGCTTCTCTTCGCGCCGGAAGCAGTTCCGGTCTCGGCGTATGCCGGGGCCGGGACGGTCTCGCTCTCGGGCGCGCAGCCGTCGGTTTCGTCGACGGCCAACGTCTGGGCGATAGCCGGGTCCGGATCGCTGATCCTGGCGGGATCGGTTCCCGCCGTCGATGCCGACGCCAACGTGACGATGGTCGCGCAGGCGGGCGCGCTGCAAATCGTCGGGTCGCAGCCTGCCGTCACCGGTGTTGCCCCGGCGATCGCTTCGGCTGGCGCCGGCTCGCTTTCGCTTGTCGGAGCCGTCCCGCAGGCCAGCACGAGCAAGAGCGCATTCGCCGGCGCGGGGGTCCTCACGCTCGCCGGTTCCGTCCCGGCGGTTTCGCTTTCGAACGTCAAGGTCGCAAGGGCCGGCGCGGGATCGCTCGCGCTGGCCGGCTCGGTGCCGGTCGCCGGCGCCAGCCAGACG